AGGGATTGGTGCCGCCCTTCATGGCTGAACTGGCAACGTCCTTGTTGCCATAGGAGAGAGCAGGACCGCCCCTTTTGAAGGCTTGAGCTTGCGCCTTGTGACGATTCGCCATTGCGTTCTCCTATTAAGCCGTGACTGATTGCAGGGCTTTGAGATTGATCGCACCGTTGGTGGCTGTCGAGTTAAGCCTGACTGCCGCAATCGGCGTGAGAAGCGTGTAGACCAGACCACCATTCGTGAAGACGGACGATGAAGCCATAGCCGCCCCTGAACTGATCATTGCCCAAGTGGCAGTCGGCCCGCCCGCAATGGTCGGATCATCGAGTGAAGCCTCCAGCGTCACCGCGCCGGTCGAGGCGGAGGTGAGGCTGATCATTAGCGTTGTGGTTCTCGCCACCGGATTGAGATTGATGGTGGCGGTCCCAATGCTGGAGAGTGTGACACTTTGGGCCATATGATATTCCTTCTCAGTACGGAATGACTGTTAGGACAGTCGAGAACGGACTAATCACGCCTGGATAGGTGCAACCAACCTGCCCTGTGGCGAAGATAAGAACCGGAAACGTGTTCCTGATCATGACCGTTCTCAGCTTGTCGGGAAGGTGCCCCACACGGAACGCCAGTCATAGTAGGACGGGACGTAGCGTTGGTAGCCCTTAACCAAGAGGTTGTCGGTGGTGAATTCGACCGACATATCCATTTCAAACGGCTTGCGGTTGAACCAGATCAGACCCTTCTGATTGGTCTGAATGAACCAACCAAACTGCGATGTCAGATAATCCCACACCATGAAGCTCTCCTTGAGAGACTCATTCATGTGATTGATTGCATTGACATCGTTGGTTGCAGTTCCCGGACGAAGCTCAGAGCGGAATAGCCTGATGCAAACCGGCTCAAGACCCGGTGGAACCAGAACCTTCTTGCCTCTGGCATGGATCTTCAGACCGGCATTGTCGGTCCATGTCGAGCGAATCGTGATCAACGCATTGAGCAGCGTTGTTTCGTTCAGGTCCACCTCTGTCGCTGGCTTATTGGCGATGTTGCCACCATCGGTTGGATGGGCCGTCGAGAACAGTGCCACGCCGTCACCGCCGACTGCCGCGTTGAAGGTCGAGCCGGTATTGAAGACGTTCGCGCCATAAAGCTCTTCGGTCTCCTTGAACGACTCCATGAGGCCATCATTCGATGGACCGAACTCTGATTTGTAAAGATTGTCGTCAATCGCCTTGCGGGTGATCGCATAGCCGAGACCAATTTCGAGATGCTCGGCGTTGTAGACGTAGCGCTGGCCAGCCGCATTATCGAAGGCGGTCGGTGCACCTTCACCCTTGGCTTGAGCATAGCCGAGGTAACGCATCGCAGCGCGGCGTTCCAAAGCCATGTTCGATTGGGTTTGCTCGAAGACCTTGGGCCATTGCCGTTCGATCATCGGATACTTGCCACTGATGCCCCACAATCCCGGCAACAGCAGGTCTTTGATCTGAGCAAGATTGACGGGCATCGGTTATCTCCAGTGCCGCTTCCTCTGGGTACGGTAGGACCAGCCCTACTCTCGTTAGATACGTCAGAGGCCGTCTGTCTTTCGTTACGAAGAAATGAGCGAAGCCGGAGGACCAGCCGCTGCTGTGATCGTCCTGCGGATAAAGTTGAGCGGTTGGAGAACTGCGATCTGCAATCCTTCCGCACCTGTCGATGTCCCGTTCACGCCCGGAGGCGCGACGTTGGCATACGTATCGATAACCATGAATTGAGCGTTCGATGAGAGACCGGTGACGAGGCTCGATTGAATCGTCATCACACTCTGGCCGGTCAGCGTATTGCCAAGACTTGAAAGAAGAACGCTGCACGGAACGCCTTGACCGATATTGCTTGAGCCTAGAACGCCCCCGGTAGATCCTTGTGCAATGTAAAGCTGTTCCGGATTGGTGCAGACGAAAGCCTGCACATCACCAGTTGCACCCGATCCCGGCCAATAGCTGCTCCAGGTCGTGCGGCTGACGTTGGTGTTGTAGTATTTGCATCCCAAGAAGATGCCCAGCGCCGTTGTCGTTATGGCACCCGTGCTGCCAATACTCAGGATGTAACCTGGGGCTGCGCTGCTTTGAGCAACAACATCGCCAGTGAAGATTGGAGTTGTCTGGGCTGACGAGATAAGTCGGGTTTCTTGTCCTGCGGTCGGAGCGGAACCCTCTCGCTGGCCATACTGCTTAAAGCCAAATGGTGCACTGGTGTTAGGCAAGGTAGCCTCCTATGCCGAAGGTGGGCAGATAAAGAAAATGATCCGCAGAGCCGCTGGGCTCCATGCAGACCATTGTGAATTCATGATAAGCCAAGATGGCTCCCTGCTGCGGTTATCGCAGTTGCAGAAGACCATCCGGCGCGGACGGGTTAGGTTTTGGGATGCGCTCCCGGAATCCTATACAGGATTCCCCTTAGTCCTTCGGAACGTCTATACGTTCATAGGACTTACCAATAGTGTTCTTTCTTAAAGCAGATTCATGCTGTGCGTCAAGTGTGACGCCCGGTAAGTCTCCACCACGCAATGCTCTTTCCTTTATATCCAACTGTTCGCGGGCCTGTCTGCCATCCCGTTGCTTCAGTTTATTGTAGATCTTGATGTCGGTGTAGACGAGAGCCGACCCGTCTACGACGATCTGGCCGGGTGCATCGCGCATCATGAAGCGACCATTGAACCGGCCATCGAAGTCTTCCTGGTGGACTGGAGTCCAGCCAGCCCGGTAGAAGCCGTTCTCGCGCTGCGGCATCTCCATGCCGTACACGCTCTTGTTGATCCACTGAAGCGCTACACCCTCCGGCCACTCGTCGCGACCAATGTAGAGACGATCAACGGTATCGACAGTCGATGGATCAGCCACATCCCAATTAGGCTTGGCTTTGGTTTTCCACTTAAACCCAGTGTCTTCAGTGGTTTCCGGCTTGGACTTGGGACGACCGGGGCCGCGCTTGACCGGGGGTGCTGCTTCGTCGCTCATCGCTGTTCTCCGTATTGTCCGTTAGCCTTCATTTCAGCGTACTTCAGCTTCTGGGTGGCATACTCCTCGGGAGTAATCCCGGAAACCCTGGCTGCCTCTACTTCCTGGGCTGTCAGCTTGACCTTGCCCCTCGGCTTGCCGTCAGAGGACGGGACATCGCGGCTAACAGGAGCGCTCACGATAGACCTCTCTCTTGGCTTGGGGGTCTCATCCACCTCTTCCTCCTTAGGCTTGGGCTTCGATCCGGATTCATACTCATGCATAAGTTCAGTCACACGATCCAAGAAAGGCTGACTGTGAATAATATGCCCTTCCGCCTCAGCAACATGGTTGAAGTGCCTTAAGGCATCGAAACTCTTGCCGACCAACCAGTTACGATTATTCTTAAGTAGTCGAGTGGTATTCTCCGGTAGATTCCAGGTATCGACAACATCGACTTCCGGCTGCCGCTGGGGTTCTTTACGTTGCTGCTCAAGGACTTCCTTGCCGTCTTCCAGTTGGGTAATCCTAGCTGCCGCTATCGTCAGCCTACGCACAGCATCCGCCTTAGCCTTCGCATCACCCAAAGACTCAGCGTTTTCGAGATCCTGTGTAGCCTTATCGGCTTCCGATGTTGCCGCCCTTAAAGCGTTGGCGATGGAGTCATACTCAGCATCCCGCGCCTCTTTCTCGGCACGAAGATACCGAGTGTCCAACTCTCTGGTCCGACTCAATGCCGCTTCACGATCCTTATTGGCCTGCGTCAGTAGCTCCTTCTGAAGTGCCTCGGACTTCTTGAGTTCTTCGATCTGCCGTTGCAACGCAGCGGTGGCGTCATCCACCTTGGGCTCGGCAACCTCGACTTGCGGCTCTATCTCTACTGCCTCAGCAACCGGCTCTTCCTGTACAGCCTGAAGCTGCGGCTTTGGTTGCTCTTCCTCTTCTCTCGGTGCTGGTCGTAAGCGCGGCATGGTTAACCCCTATTCGCTGAACATATCTATAGTCTTATCGCAACGATACGGGACGCTCTTCCCGGCCTCGACAAACGCCGTACAACACGGATGGCCGTCTTTGCCATAGACCCATTCCTTCGGATATCTCGGGTCGCTGATGTCATACGCAAACGTATCGGCAAGAATCTGACAGCCAAACTCTGGATGGTCTTCACTGAATTGAGCATCCCGCTCACAGTGGCAGCAGAACCAATCCTGAAAATCGGCCCCCTCTGTGCCGTTTGAGGGCCGATATGGTTCGCCACTCATAGGATACTCATTGGATCTTTGACTTTAGCGACAAACTGGGAATCCTTGACGATACGACATGGCATCTGGCCAACCTGAAGCGGTCTGCCGTCGCCAATGAAGAAGACACCCCATTCACCAACCTCTACGACTTGCTCATAGAGATCGCCGGTTTCTGGATCCCTGAAGGCATCCGGGCCCCACTTCAACACAAGCCCGACTTTGCCCTGCCAGACATCCTCTTCCTTGTTCGTGGTCGGACGGATAATGCCGCCAGCCGTTTTCTCCGGACGCATGTAAATGCCAACCAGAACGCGGTCGCCAATAAGTTCGATGCCAGAAAGATCACCAGCCATCTCTTGAATGGCCGTCTTCGGATATGGAGAATTCGAGATAACCTCAATCGCTTTGTGCGGAACAACAACGCCCATCAATCAAACTCCCTCTCTGTGTCCTCAGCTAACTTGAGTGCGTCTAACAGACCATCAACGTAACCGGTCTCTCGTTTGTAGTGGTCGTAGGTGGTACAGGCTCCTGAAGCGATGTCTGTTCTACGGCGTTCTAATACCTCCAGTATTTTAGCCTTCAACGCCGAGTGAAACCTCGTCTCTGCCACGGCTACTTGGCTTTCCTTGCTTTTTCCAGTCTGCCGACGCCGGTCTCAGCGCCTCCGGTGAACCTGCCACCGCGAGCAAACTTCTTCACCGCACCACCACGCTTCATCATCCCCGGTGGCTTACCCAAACCTGGGGGAAGTCCACCCGGAGGAGGACCAGCACCCAACCCTGGAGGCAGTCCACCCGGAGGCGGTCCTGCCATCGGCGGCGGGGGAAGACCCCCACCTCCCGGTGGGAGGATGGGGGGCGCTGCACCTTCGGCTGGATGAGGGCCTTTGGGAGCGACAACGATATTGATGTTGGTCTTCTTCCCACCTTTGCCTTTGGATCTTCCGCCACGGGCAAACGTATCAAGACGGCCACCGGAGGCGCGACCAACGACTTTGAGATCGGAGCCTCCAGCCTTGCCGCCGTTGGCATACTTGGCCACGTTGCTGGTAGCCGCCTTACCGACAGCACCACCAATCTTGTAGCCCTTGGTCATGGACTTGGCTTTTGCCTTATCCGAGCCACGCATACTTGCGAATGGATGTGCCATCAGGCTCTCCCCTTATCGAATCCAGGTTTGTTTGTTGCGTTCTCGCCAGCACCCCTGACCCAACCAGAGGTCTGGTTATCGTATTTAGGCCCCTGCTTATCCTCAGG